AACCTCGTCACCAACCACCACTTCTTCAGAGCCTTCGGAGAAGAGAGACCTCGAGTCAGAATCACGACCAAGAACATCTCGTTCGAAACTGATCTCTCAGATGCTCACTTCTTCCGCCGCCCAGAGAGCGATGTCGTAATCGTACAGCTTGGCCCTTCAGCCTCCCGCCTTCCTATGGCTGCCGATCTGACGAAGACGATCATCACTCAGGACGAGCTCGACAAGATCTCGCCCCTCGGACAAACGTTCTTCACCATCTCGAAGGAGGACACGTCTGCAGGCTCCATGAACATCATCTACCCGATGCAAGGAGTCAAGTATGACGTGATCGCCTACGATGACGACGAACTGCATTACACCGACCTCAACATCCGCTGCAACGGATTCTCTGCTGTTGGACTCTGTGGCTCGCCGGTTGTTTGGGCTGATGCACACGGCGACGTAAAAATCGTCGGAATCATCAACGCAAGCCTGAACACATCGCGCAAGCTCATGCCAACGAGTGTCATCTTCATTCCAATTCCATCCATTCATGAGACTATGAAGGATGAGAATCTCACTACTCTCTCAGAACTCGTGAAAGAAGGAGCGAAGAGGACGCCCAGACTCTACGCAGAGAACATGCTCGCCGAACGAATCGATCGAGGAGAGGAGTACTTCAAGAAGACGGGCATCGACTTCGTCACAATCCCAATTGAGAACACTGTTCGATTGTCGACGAAGACTGCCTTACTGCCTACCCCTTTCTACGGTCTTTTCCCGACCACCAAGGAACCAGCCCAGCTGGGACCTACCGCCAACCACCCATCACCACTCGCAGAGATGGTCACGAAGAACCTCAAGCCGTCTCTCGACATGCCGATCCACGGACTGGTCGACGAAGTGTGGGAACACGTCGAGGCCTTCTCTCTTCTCAACCGAGAGGATAGACGACCTTACACAATCGACGAAGTTCTGCATGGAGTCACCCGAAGTGGCCTCCCGCTCGAAGCAGTGGATCTCGATACGTCTCCTGGATGGCCATACACCACGTACGCCGTCAAGAAGACCCTTCCGGGCAAGCCTGGAAAGAGAGATTTCATTGTCTCAGATGCTAGAGGAAAGAGAACCTGGACTGATCTCGGAAGTGATGAACTGGCACGAACATGCCTTATGCTCGCCAACGATGAGAAGTTCCTGTTTGTCGATACTCTGAAGGACGAGTTGCGTGTGTCTCACAAGATCTACGCGCCAAGAGTCTTCAACGTGGGTAACTTCATTATCGACATCTTGCTGAAGGTCTTCTACGGACCCTTTCAGACGAACATGATGAAGTCATTCATGCGTGCAGGCGAATACGCCTTCGGAGTCAATCCATACAACGAGGAGGAGTGGACGAAGATCGCGGATCGAGTCTTCAGGTCCCCACTGGACTTCGAAGATTCTCTTGTGATCAACGGAGACTTCTCTAAGTTTGACAAACGAATCCCTACCAACAT